TGCATAATCTGCTTCCACCTTGACAAAATTTGGAGATTTCAACACACAGCGAATTCTCATTTGTTGTTTGAGATTCTTGTACTTTACAGTGAATTGATACCTCCTTTTCATGAAGCTCGGTTCATAAAACACTTCTGGATCATGCTCATAGAACACAATTGTTCGTTCATTGGGTGCTTCCACTATGATACCTTTTACAAGGTTGTCAACGTGTAGCATGTACTTGAGCGACCAACCGTTTTGCAAATATCGAGATGTGTCTTGGTTCATGAATACACCCATTCGTGCTGGAACAGGAGCAGTGTGTGATGGATTGGCAACTCTAATTTCTCCAAGTTGATCTTCAAATTCGAAACTCTGTACATTGTCAGGTTCTTCTGTTTTGTACACGTACTTGCACTTCCACTTCTCAACTTGATCATCATAGGTCTTGAAAATTTCTGTGCTCAAATGTTCGATTTGGCAATCTTTTGCTATTTCCATCATTTGCTGCCGTCTTTCTTCATATTTTTGCTCACCATGATTTGCCCACTCTCGCAAGGCACCATCAATGTTTGTGGCACAAGCTTGTTCCTCTGTAAGTGGACTACTCTTTGTCCGTATGTAGTTATGCAAAGATTTGAAGATAGACTCCTCACTCAGCGCTCCCACACACATGTCTTTCTTTGGACAGTAGCAATTTCTTCGCTTAAGGAACTCTGCGTCCTCAGCTGGCAAACGCGCAGTCATTTCAGACTCCTTGTCTGGCATTGTGTAGATCTGATCGTACTTTGCGAGAAATTCGGAAATGCCAATGATATTGAACTTTTCAAATTTGGGATCACTAGAACCAATATTATCGTCTCCATAGGTCCCTACTGCGACAACATCTCTAAATTTCACTCTCTCTTCAAAACTCTTCGGAGGATAGTAATTGTAGAATGCCATTCGCAAATTGACTGAATTTGTAATACTGTTCAAAAGTGCTGTGATCATTGTGCCGGATAGAAATAATCCCTCACTCGTTGAAATAAGGTCTCCATTCATTGCAATATATAGAAACACAAGGTCTCCACACATAGCTTCCATCACTCGGATATCTTCCTCTGAGTAATTGCACAATTTTGCTAGATTGATCA